TCACCGCCATTTCGGCTGGCGCGGCGGCGCATTGGCCTGGATCTCGTGCAGCGGCGCGTGAGACCCGAGCAGCTTTTTCAGCTTCTTCTCCTCCGCCGGCCCAATGCCGAACTTGCGGCAATGCTCCGCGACATCATGCTCCCGCGGACCGGGAATGCGAACTTGGCGATTGTTCATGCTCTTCATGTCTGTTTCCTCCTGAAAAGGATAACAAACAGACGGCGGTTTGGTTCGTTAGAGATTGCTAAAATTTCGATATGCCGGTTGAGCTTCGGCTGCAGCAATATATTACACCAGACGCGTGGCGCTTTGCTGCGTTTACTTACGACGTTTCTGCCACATGCCGGATTCCCAGAAAAGATTTATGATCTTGCTCAACTGATCTTCAACCAATGCCCGAGCGCCGCCACCGCGCCATCGCTGGCATAGGCGACAATCCCGCCGGTCGTCAGGCCGGCAAAGGCGATCAGCCCCGAGATCCCGTAGCCGATCGTTTTCATCCGTTTCCACTCCTCAAGCGCCGGCCCGACGGTCTCCTGGTTCTTCTCGATGGTTTCCTTGAGCGTTCCGATCTCGGCGCGGATCTGCGCATCGGCGCCGCCGCTGATCGCCACTCTCGTATCGAGATGGGCGATCTGCCTTGCCTGCTCGTCGAGGCGCTTGTGGATCACGGCTCGGCTCTCATGGGCATTGGCTTTTTCCTCGCTCATCTCCTGGCGCAGCAGCGCGACATTTTCCTCGATGCCGGTCAGCCGGCCCTCCACGCGCCCGAGGGCGCGCAGGATATCGTCATTCGATGTCATATCGGCACCCTGTTATGAATTGAATTTCAGCTTTTCGGATTGGGGAATGCCGCTCGCGATGCGGTCGATCATGATGGGTTGCGGGTGAACAAGGGATAGCGGCGAGAGCTCGCCGACAGATGGGGCTGGGCGAACGATGGAGCCCACCGGCAGGATGACGGCGCTGGATCCCATATAGGTGATCACATTGCCCGAAATGCTGGCGATGGTCTGGGTGCTGAGACGAACGACGCCCTCGGGACCGGCGTAAATATGCAGCTGCTGCTCTGGCCTGAAAATGCTCGCCTCCGCGACGGTGATCTGGTTGTATGTCGTGACACCATCCGTTCCGGCCTGCACGGCGATTGTCGTATTCGGAAGCTCCAGCATGCCGGGCCAGGCGCCGGCTTTCTCAGTCGAGGCCCAGGCTGCGTAGGTATCAATTGCGTCATCGCAGCAGGCCGAAGTCCCGGCGAGAATGTCGTCACGCAGACGCCATTTACCGGAAGCGTCGGTTCCGTCGGAAGGGTAAATGTTGTTTGCGCCGTAAGACTGCCAGGCGGCCCGCATGCCCAAATCATTGACAATGATTGATCCTGTCGCCGGAGAGGTGGCCGAGCCGGCAAACTGATAGGTAAACTGCGTCGGGCTCAATACTGTCACGACGACGTTGCCATTGTATTCCGCCTGCGCTGCGCCGGAGATCGTGACCGTCTGCCCTGTCACAAGTCCGCCCGTCGCAGTGGAATGGGTTGCCGTGACCGTCGTTCCCACCGACGTCAGCGTTGCGGACTTGGTGACGGTCGTGCGGCCGAGCGGAGGGAAGGCCACGATCCTGACGCCGGCATATTCGGCGCGGATGCGGTTGACCAGCGACCGATAGTTCGTGTTGAACCAGGTGCTGTACGATGTCGAGGTGTCGTTCTGCCCCATCTGGTTGGCGATGACGGTGAAGGGCAGTTTGTTGCCGTTGAAGGCCTTGATCTCGCGGATGATATCCCTTCGCCGGGTTGCGATCGACGAGCCGGATCCGGTGTATTCGCGCACCGATCCGGCACCGGGCATGCCGATCAGGCAATGCGGAATTCGTCCGGCGCCACCGTCTTTGTCGAGCCAGCGACGAAACCAGCCGAGATTGCCGCGACTATCGGCGGTGGAGGAATATTCCTGGCGCGCCTCGCCGATACTGTCGACGAAACCGAGGGCGACCGGCCTTCCGTCCCAATCGCCCTTGGCGACCATGAAATCGGCTCCCCAATATTGCGGCTGCGCCTGCAGGCCATAACTCACATCGAGGGCGGCGGTGCTGTCGGCGAGCGGCGTGTCCTTGAAGGCAAGCAGCGTGTCGAGATCGCCGGCGCCCCAGACACGTTCGCCGCGATGCTTCTGGATGCGGTAGACCGGCCAGATCTTGTCGCCGACGGCGGTGTGATAAAACAGCCAGATTTCGATTTCGCTTTCCGGCGCGACATCGGCAATGGTCAGCTCGTCCGTCCAGGCGCCGTTCGTCTGGTCGGCGACCGTCACCGTGTTCGCGCCGGCGAATGTGCACTGATAGAAGATGCCGGCGACGCGGATGAACATGGCATCGGCGATGACCGAATTGCCGGGCGCGCCGATCGTGCCGGTGACGACAGTTTCCTGCGGCGAGTTTCCACCCTCCGTCGAGGCGAAGCCGGAGAGGTGGAAGCGGAAGGTCCGCGTCTTGTAGGACGGCGTGCCGACGACGATCTTGCTGCAGACATAATTCGTGCCGGCGGCGGCGGTGACGATGCCGCCCGACGGCATGCGGTTGCGGGTGGCAAAGAACATGTAGCGGTCGGGATCTCCCGCATTGCCGCCCGTCCCGCTCAGCAGCGGATTGGCAAGGGCAAGCGAAATGGCATTCATCATCGGCGTGTTCCGTATCGGCTGGTGAGGTCATCATAGAATTCGACTGTGCGCCCCTGGCGGGCATTGGCGCGGTCGAGCGCCTGGCGCTCACGGGCGAGGATCGCGATCAACGGCTCGCCTTCGCGCACGGGCGCATGCGCTTCCTGCCTTCTGAGATCGTCGGGCAGCGGCGGCAGCACGAGGCCGGCCGCCGCCCTCCCCTTGGCAACCGCCGCCTGGTTCAGGCGCTCAGTGGCGGAGCAGCCACTGACGATCAGCAGCAGTGACAGCGCAAGCGCGGTTCTTTTGCGAAAGCTCGAGTTCATAGGATCGGATCTCGTTTTCCAATGTGTCTCTGGCGGTCTGCTCCGCGGCCTTGGCCGCTTCCAGCCGCTTGCGATGCTCTTCGCCGGCGCGGGCCGCCGCATCGCGCTGGCGCTCCAACTCGTCCGCCCTGGCTTCGGCGGCAGCCTTCTCGGCCAGCACGACATAACCGGCGCGCGCCTCACGCTCTGCGGAGGGATAGCCGATCGCAACGGCATAGAGGTGATAGAGGATGAGCCCGGCGGCGATGCCGGCGCCCATCTTCAGCGTATCGAGAAGGCCGAACATCAGTTGCCCTCCAGGCAGAAGGCGCGTTCCTTCTGCCGGCGCCGCGTCAGGCCGGGAAAGGTGATGCCGGCGGCGCGGTTCCACTTCAACAGCGCCTCGCAGCCCTCGGCCGTCCTGCCCTGATTGATGAGCCGGACCGCGCTCGAACCGCAGGCCGCCTTGACGCCGACATTGTAGGCGAACGAGGTCAGCGCCACGAAACGCGCATCCGGCAAGGGCACGCGCACGCAGCTTTCGATGCCGCCCGCATAGGTCTGAAGCTCCAGCGACAGCAGCGCCTTGCACTGCTCCACCGTCCTGCGATCCCCGGGCTTCACCCCATTGGTGCTGCCATAACAGATCGTCCAGGGCGGCCCCTTTGTGGCCGGATCCGGATAGGCATTCTGCCGCAGCCCCTCAAAGCTGCCGACGAGCGCCACGGCCATTGCAGCCGCAGCGCTACCCTTCTGAAGGCGGTTTGCCATTCAGTTCTCCTGAGATTTGCTGTTGAAAGACGATGCGCGCGACGATCGCCGCCGCGGTGAGGAGGCCCGAGACCACCGACGTGGCGAGTTGGATGTAGAGGTTGCGAGGCATCCAGGTGGCGGCGACGAAATTGGTGACGGGCTCGAGGACGATGAAGACGAGCGCCAACGCCATAAGGCGGACGCTCCAGGCGCGCCTCAGCACGGCGCGCCAGTTGTGGACGAGCATGGGGTGGGCTCCGCACTTTGATTTAAATATAAGTACCGATAGGTACACTAATGGTTGTCTATTGCAGATGCTTTCGCTTAACGGTTACGTTAGCGGCATGCGATCATCCCCGATGTCAAACAGAATCGAAGGTCTGGATACCGTGAGGGCAGTTGCCGCGCTCTCGGTAGTGTTCGCTCACCTTATCGGGCCGTCACTGCCCGGATTGACGAAGTACATTTTCACGGGCCACCCTGCCGTTATCGCCTTCTTCGTGGTTTCAGGCTTCTGCATTCATTACCCATACCGACGGCAAGAGCTCCGAACCGCCCCGTTCCTCGCCGGCCGGTTCCTTCGCATCGTGCCGCCGTCTGCGGTGGCATTCCTCATGGCGCAAGCACTGGGCATCAGGGCATACAATCCCATCGACGGCTTCATACTCTGGTCAGTCGTCTGCGAGGCGGTCTACTATTGCCTTTATCCGCTGTTCCTGCCGGTGGCTCGCCGCATCGGGTGGCCGCTGATCATCGCTGCTTCGCTAATTGCCTCGTATGGCATTGCGATCGGCGTGGGCCCAGATCAATACGGTAATGCCAAATCGTACGGGCCGCTGCTAAACTGGGTTGTCGGCCTTCCCGCTTGGCTGATCGGCTGCTATCTCGCTGAGAACCTCGACCGCCTGAAACTCGCCGGCAATGTGTGGCTCTGGCGCGCTGTCACAGCGGCGACTGCGTCCGTCCTATATTGGGCAACGATAAACACACCCGCCGGCTTCTACCTGACCATGACGCCATTCTCCGCGCTGGCCGCCTGCTGGATCATGGCAGAGATCAGGAGTGCGGCAGACCGAGGCCCGGTTAAGATGCTGGAAGCTATAGGCGCCGCCTGCTTCTCGATTTATCTCGTACACATCATCGCGGCGACCGCGATTGAATGGTTGGTAACGCCGCCAATCATCGTCTGCACGCTTTCACTTGCGCTGGTTTATCCGTTCTATCGTTGGATCGAGAAACCGTGCCATGCCGCCGCGCGCCGGGCCAAGGCAAAGCTGGAGCATTTGGAGGTTAGACGCCGCTTGGACGAAGGCGTCGATTTTGGCGCTGAAAAATCCCTGTAGTCCAAAAGGCAACCCTACAGAGCCACCTTCCCTGACCTCAGTGGATAGGAGGCAGTCGGCTATTTTGACAAAATATAGCAGTGGAATGCACTGCGTTCGTCGTTAATGGCGCCCATAGCCGCGAGGGGCGTGGCAAACATCTTGAGAGCTTTTAGCCATTCAGCTTTTATGTCAGGCATCTTCTCGCGATCAACGCCATCGACCATTTTCATGAGCGCCGGGAACATCGGCCGGAAACCAATATCCCAGGTCTGGATTATAGTCTTTGGCAAGTGCTGCGAGTGGTGTGAAACCGAAAGCCCCGCTCTTCCGAAAATTTCTCGCCAATCTTCATCCGACTTCGATTGCTTGATATTGTCGCTCAGTCTGCCGCGATCAAGAAGCTCAAGCCACTTCCATCGTTCGTCTTTCGTCTCAACATACAAAGAGTTGTAAAAACTATACTCCGGAAGCGTGTCGTTCGGGAGCATCAGGCAAATCGCGCCGCCCGGCTCCAAGATTCTTCTCAGTTCCGTGAGAACGCTTATCGGGTTGTCGAGCCAATAAACGATGTTCGAAAAGATGGATCTGAAAGAATCGTCATCGAAAGGAAGAGTGCCGTTCCCATCGCCTTCAACGGTCTCCTTGTAGAATCCAAGCGCTGCCGCTTTCCGCAACAAGTTAGCCTTGTGATCAAAGCCAACGCTTATCTGATATGATGCTGGCCTGGTGACTAGAGGTTCGAAACTCTCATCGTACGCGTCGTACACATCAGCGTTTTCATAGAATCGGTCGAGTTGTTCCGTCTTTTGGAAGGCGTCGAATTCGGCACTGAACCGGCCGCCCGCTCGAATGAACGAAAAGAGGCCGTCTCCGCACCCAAAGTCCAGCGATATGCCTTCGAATTCGAAGCTTTTCATCGCCTCGATATCCAAATACCTCCAGATAGCGGTTTCCGGCCGGAGCCAAAACACGCTCAACAACTGTTCTAAAACCGAGGTCATTTGATCCCCACTGTCGCCCATTTCGTCCCGCTATACGATGGAAGGCCCTCTGGTTCAACGCGGATGTGCGAGTGTCTGCGTGAAAGCGGGGATGGCGCGTGCTTTTTGACCGATGATTTTCTCAGAGTGGTGTGCGTTCCCGTCCTGCTGGGCTACCCATGACTTCACGGCGTCGAACAGTCCGGCGCGGCAAAGCATTTAGCCGGGATTTTAACAAGCATCATCCAGCCCTCCCACACGGGAAATAGAAACCATCGGTCCACATCCAAAAACTGCCGGCTGCTCCCCCGACTTGGCGGATCTGCTTGCTGGTGTTTGTCCATATATCCGCTGAACCGATGGCATAATTGCCAGCGACCTGGACAGCGCCGACGTTGCCGCCGTCATTGCCGATGCTTGCAAACAGTATTCCCTGCGACGGATCTGAAAAAAGCGCCGAGGCCGTCGTAGCGGTGGAGGTGTACTGGAATCTCAATTTTGCCTTAACGCGCGCTCCATTCGGCACCGTCAGCGCGATGAGGGTGGAAGTCGTAGAGATCGGGGCACCGACAGCATCCTTGACCGGCGTTACGAAGGTATATTCGTCGCGCGGATACATCACGAACTTCCGGATAAGCGAACTTCCATCCGTCAGCACCACACCGATGCATTTGACGATGGTATAGCCGGTGAGGAGCGTCGCGGTGATGCCGGCGATCGTCGCCGAGGTCGAGAGAACAACGTCGAAAGACAGGTCGGCGTCCTTGCGCAGAGCATAGGCAAAGTAAGTCGCATTTGCTGCGACGGCGCCGGAATCGAGGCCGCCGGCGCCCGTTCCCGCCGCAAATGTCCCCGTCACCCGTTTGGTGAATGAGGCGGCGCTGGCAACGAAGCTTGCCCCCGACCTGGCGGAACCCGCGGAAAAATCGACATGGGTGGTGGGGCTGCTGGCGTTATTGGAAAGGACGAGCCCGACGACGAAGTCGCCGACGGCCGAACTGTCTGCTTTGCTCTGGATCCTGGCGAAGAGCTTGTTGGTGAAGAAAGCGGCGCCGGAGCAGATGATTTCGACGCTGTAGCCGTCCTTGAGGACAAGTGTGGCCGCGCCGTCGATCGTCTCCAACCCGTTCGGGTCAATCGTCACGTCTCCGCCATCGGCGATGACGCAATAGTGCCAGTTTGCACCGAGCGTTGCCGCCGCGGTCAAGGTGAGCGTGGCGGCCGCGGTGAAGCGGTGGACGGCGTTATCGTCGGATGCGAGCGCGGTGTAATCGCCTGACTTCGCCGCATAGACCGAGGCTTTATCGAAGGTGATGTCGACGCCGTTCTGGGTGAAACCCAGCACTCCGCCCCCCTTGAGATAGATACCGGTCTGCGGGTTCGAGGCGAAACCGACGCCCGGCGCCGAAATCGTGCCGCCTGCTGCCTTGAGCGGCGCGGCCATCGGCGCCGAACCGTCACGCGGCAGCGAGTTGGTGATTTCGTTGCCGAGATCGGTCGTCAGCGCGTTCCATGGCGCCGGATCGATGACCTGGCCGACGGAAGGGGTCGTTCCGGCGGGTTTCGAATAGACGCCGGTTGATGGGTTTCTGGGCATTCACCTTCTCCAAATGGAAAAGGCCCCCGCGCGATGGCGGAGGCCGTGGACCGTATAATACTAGTTGCAGCATACAGATCGATCAGCAGTCGAAGATATCAAAGCGATCAAGATCATCCCGATGCTCGCCGCCATCATGACGATTGCCCCTGGTCCCCACTCAGGACAGACCCTGTGGAAGATGTGCTGGGACAGGTTACCAGCCGCCACCGCCGTTTGGACTATTTGCTCTAAGAAGCGCGCGCGTAAGAGCATCCTTCCCGCCGGCTTTACGACCACCTTCCGCCGGCAGCACACCGCGTCTTCTTAAGGCCTCCATACCGAGACCCGTTAGAGCCTCTTCGACAGCGCCCTGAAGCGCCTGCTCGAACCGGTTGTTGAAACCACCTTCCCCGGACCCAAAACCTTCAGCAGCACCAAGCGCGATGTCGCTCATCGTTCCTGAAGGTAATTTGAAAGCTGCCTCAGAGGCCACCTTTCCAACGTCCTGCAGCCCTTCGGAAATATAGGGATGCTGTTCATCGAAGGCCGCATCCATTCCGCGCTGCATAGCCAGTGAGGTATTATATCGCTCTTCATACGTGTCGCCCGGCAGCCTCCAACTGGCGGGCAGCACCGGATTTACAAATGGGGCTATCGCCGCATTTGTCGCCGCGTTCATTTCATCAAGGTAGGAGCCGACTCCGGGCACACCGCGGCCGATGGAGCGCACGACATTATTTATCGAGAGGTCGCCCGATTGCCCCGCATGAGGGGCGGCGCCAAGGCGGGGCATTTTCTTCAATACTACCGGGGTTTCATTAAAGTTTGGCATCAAGGGCTCCTGTAGGTTTTAGCGCGAGGTGGGGTTTCGATGGCAGCGCATTGACATCTGCCCTCAGTCTGCAGGCGGACTGGTTGAGCTGAGGAGGCGGCCCAAACTGGCCCGCTTCCTAAGCCCCGCAGAGATTGAATTGCAGGGGCGCGCGGCTGGTACATTCGGGTGGTGATATCCTTCAAAAGCGCCCGTGCTCGCGGGTTGCTCATAGGATTTTGGCTTGGAGCAGCTGCATCGTCCGGCGCCTGTTCAAGACTGACACGCTCGCTGCGACTAATACTTGCCGGCCGGGATTTGGCGCTGATCCGGTCATAGGCAGCAAACACTCGGGCGCTGTTTATGGAGCGTTCCGCGTGCCTCCGAACAGCGACGACAGGAAGCCGGAAGGCTTCGCTGACGAAGCGGAAAGATTAGCTGGCGCGGCGAACCCCGCAGCCGTACCCGCCTGCTGCCCTTCATTGTCCTGCCTAAGCGCCAGTCCCCCCATAAGCGCCTGAGCAAGTCGCGCCGCGCCCTGCCATGGCGATTGCACTGGACTCATATCCATGCCCTGCTGCAGCATGGCGTAAGCCAGCCGCTTGCGCTGGTCGCTCAGGTCGCCCTGGGTCCTGCCGGTATCGCCGCCGAAGATGAATGACTTCATGCGACCGCCCTTCCGTAATCGACGCGGTCGAAGCCGTCCGCGTGTTCGAACACCGCGTCCGGATGCAGCTTGCGCACATCGTCGGACATCAGGCCGAGCTGGGTCGGGCCGCCCTCCTTGTAGCGGAAGGCGTAGACCGGCAGGCCATTGTCAAGCGTGCCGACGCGTCTGATATCTTCCTTCAGCCGCCGGTCGGATTTCGCCCAGCCGCCGAGGAGTGTTCCGCCGAGGCCGAAGAGGCCGCCCATCGCGGCGTTGGATTGGGCGACCTGCCGGTCGTAGAGGCCCATCTTCTGGTTGAAGTTTTCGTTGATCAGGCCGGCCTGGTCGACGGTGGGAAGCTGCGTCGTCGGCGTGTTGACATAGTTCGGCTGATGCACCTGCGAGCCCGACATCAGCGCCGAGATCTCGTTCAGCGGCTGGTTGCGCTCGGTCAGGATGGCATTCTGGGCGTTGGAATACATGTCGCCGAGATATTGGTCGGAAGCGGCCTGCTTGCGGGTGGAAAAATCGCCCATGGCGTTGTCGTAAGCCGCCGAGCCCATCGAGATGCCCTTGTCGGCCAGGCTCTGCTCGAGGCTCGCCTGGTCGCGGTCCCACTGGTTATTGAAGCCGGACAGCCAGTGATTGTTGACATATTTGTCGACATTGCCGGCGCTGAGATCGACATTGGTGCCGAGGATGCCGGAGATCTTGCCGGTCTGGTCGTTGGCGAGCCTGGCGAGGCCGAGCTGCGTCTGCTGCGTCTGGTCGTAGATCGCCTGGTTCTCGGGCGAATAGGTCTGATAGGCGGAATAGGTCGGCAGCTGGTAGCTCTTGCCGTTCTGATCCTTCATCGTCTGGTAGCCGCTGACCTTGTATTCCAGCGAACCGTCCGGCGTATATTGATTGGTGTGGCTGAGGCCGGCATTGGCGATGGCGGTGTCGACGTTGGTCGCCGTCTGCGCCGCTGCGGTCTGGGTCGGATCAGGCGCCTTCGGGGCCTTTGGCGTGGAGACCATAGGGAAAATCCTCTTTGATGATTCCGTAAAGCAGGCCGTCGCAATCGCCGAAATAGCCGCGCTGGCGGCCCTCCGGCTCAGCGCCGAGTCGGCCAAGCAGCGTCCGCGCATTGCTGTTGTCGGCGCGGGTGCGGCAGGTGGCGCGGCGGCAGCCGAGCTGGCGGGTGACATAGTCGAACACCGCCCGCAGCAGCGTCAGCGACAGCCGGTCGGCGGCGAGCGAAATCTCGACATCGTGGCCGGTCCAGACGTTGAAGACGAAGCCGGCGATGATCCGGCCGCGGTCGACGTGGGCGAGCGTGGTATAGGGCGGGTGGAATTCCACGCCGATTCTGGCGCCAACCCAGGCGGCGATCTCGGCGCTCGGTTCGCTGACGATCAAATCGGCGCGCCCCGCTCGTAAAGCACCGAGCCGCCGACCACCGCGGCTTCCGAGACCGAGCCCGACGAACCGGAGATCAGCGCCCGGATCGTCGGCGCCAGCGCCGAACCGGCGCCGCCGGCGGAAGCGAATTTGCGCACCAGCGAAATGCCGGGGAATTTCGCCACACCCCAGACCGCCGTTCCCCATTTCGCCGCCGCATTGTTCTCGACGGAAGACAGCAGCGCGGTCGGCACCTTCGTCTGGTAGTCGACCGAAATGCCGCCATACATCAGCGTCGAGACGCCGATCTGCGCCGTCACCCCGATCAGCTTCGAAAGCTTGGTCGAGAGCCCGTCGCCGAAGCGGCTCCAGGCGCCGACCATCAGCGCGTCGATCGCCGCGCCATTGTCGTTTGCCCTGACTTCGGCCTCGTAGAGCGTGCCATCGGCCGCCCCGAAGAACAGCCGGTCCTGCCATGTCGCCCAGCAGGAGGCGGGCATGCCGACGAAGCGGCACCAGGCGCCGGTTTCGGTGTTCATCACATATTGATAGGGACCGAAGGAGGACGGCAGGTTGACGATCGCCATCTGCCGCGCCGGAAAGCTCGAGAGCTGCCACTCCTCAGAGCTCGTGCCGGCCGCCGCCACCGTCTCGCGCCAGGTCGGGCCGATCCTTGCAGTAATCGCCCCGAGGCTGGTGGCGCCGCGATCGAGCTGCACCGCCTTGGTGATCGGCACGATGCCGTCGGTCGTCATGATCGCCAGATCGGCGCCGACCGAGAGCAGGCAGCGGTCGCTGCCGAGCGGCCGGCCGAGCTTGAAGGTGCCGATCAGGCCCCAATTCGCCGCACTCGAAGGGTCGGATCCCTGGAAGACGATCACCTCGCCCTCCGAGGAGATCAGCACCAGGCACTGCTGCAGCCCCGTCGCAACCGGAATCGTCCAGACATTGATCGCCACCAGCGTGCCGCCATATTTCATGTTGCCGCCGACCGGCAGGACCGTCGCCGCGCCGCTGACGGCGTCGGTCGCGAGGTACCAGACATTGGTTGAATCCCGCTCGATGAACCACAGGCGCGAGCGATAGGCGGTGACGGCGCTCAGCAGCGAGGCGTCGGATATGCCCGTTATCATCGTCGAGGCGACATAGGGCGTGGCAACCGCGCCCTTTTCCAGCTGCGCATTGGTCACCGTTCCCGTCACGGTGACGACAAGCGTGCCGGCCGCCGGGGTGAAGGAGAGCGACACGCGGCTGCCGGCGCCCGTCCCGTTCAGTGTGCCTGAGAAGGCGCCCGAAAGCGTGACCGAGCCGGTGCCGAAGAAGCTCAGCGTATAGGCCGTGTTGCGCACCGCGACATTCTGGGTGGCGAGTGCCGCCGTGCCCACCAGGAAATTATTCGTCCAGGAGGTGCCGTTGAAGATCAGCGGCGTGTCGAGGCCGTTGACGAGGCGCAGGAATTCCTGGCCGGCCGGGTTGGTATATTGCTGCACCGACCAATGGGCGCTGGCGAGGCCCGAGACGACAGGCGCGCTGGCGGCACCGCCGACCGTCACGTCGAAGATCTTGTCGCCGGCGGCGGCAAACAGCCGGTTGGTCACGCCGGAATAGGGAATGACCGTCTGCACGTCGGCGCCGAGCCCGGTTGAAAAGGCGAGGAAACCGTAGCGGGCGCGCACCCGGTTTGCCTCGGGAAAGAAATTGTCGAGCTGGAAGGCGGCATCCTCAGGCATATCGGCCATTTCGACATCGGTTCGCCAGCCGCCGATCGGCGCAATCCAATCCTTGCCTGGCGAAACGCGGCGGGTGCGGCCGTTCGGGGGGACAGGTGTGCGGGTCATGGGGTCTCAACCGTGATTGTGCCGGGCCAATAATCCTCGAGCCCCTCACCCCGCGCCCGCAGCGAGAGATCGACGGGGCTTGCGGCGCGGTCGGCGCCGATGGCGGCTTCCTTGGTTCGTTCGAAGCTGGCGAGCTCCTCGCCATAGTCGAGGCCCTTGGCCCGCTTCCAGCGCCAGATCAGCGACAGTTCGAGAAGCTCTTCGGGAAAACGCGCCGTATCCGTGTCGTTTTCCCAGTTGCCGGCCCCGGTGGCGCCGCCATTCAGCGCCACCCAGAAGCCAGAGATATAGGCATATTCCATCGTCTCGCCGGCAACGTTCGGGTAGATGTCGAGCCTGCCGCCGGCCATCCGCCAGATCTGCGGCACCGGATTGGCATTGAGGATGGTCTGGCGCTGCCAGCTCTGCGGCTCCACCGGGCCGTTGAGGGCCCGGAGCCGGGAGACGTTCCAGATCCTGGCATTCGCGGCGAAGCGGTCCCAGTCGCCTGGCGGCTCGTCCGGCTCCGGGTTGGCGCCGGTCGCCTGGAATTGCCGCCGCACCATCAGCGCCGACCAGTCATGCGCCCGCATCAGGTCGCGGCCGGCGCGGGTGGAGAGAATGCGCAGCTGCATGATCTGTGGGTCCGCCGAAGACATGACAGCCGTCGGCGGATCGAGGTCGATCTCCGCGCAGACGTTCTGAATGATGGTCAGGAGCGACATGCGGGGGATCTCCGGTTCAGAGCAGTTGTCGTGGGTGGCGGCGGAAGGTGAATTTGCGTGAGGGTGTTGCCGTGTGGCCCCCTCATCCGCCCTACGGGCACCTTCTCCCCGAGGGGAGAAGAGGGAATCGACACGTCGCCGCGGGTCTCTTCTCCCCTCGGGGAGAAGGTGCCGGCAGGCGGATGAGGGGGCGGCTTGTGTCAGCGCTTCATCAGGCCGCCGGTCGGCTGCGGCTCTTGCCGCCCTCGCCTTCCTTCTCGAGCGCCTCGAAGCGGGCGGCCATCTCCTTCATCTGCGCCTGCAGGCGGCCCACCTCGTCCTTCAGCCGCTCGTTTTCGGCGGCAAAGGCGGAAGCGGCGCTGGAGTTTTCGGCGGTGGCGAGATAGGCGCGGGCGGCGGCGGTCAACTCGTTGGCGCCCATGCCGATCTTCTGCTTGGCGGTATCGGAAAGCGCTGCCAGCTGCTCGACGGTATAGATATTGACCGCCTCCAGCTCCTTGATCTGGCTGGGCTTCAGATAGGGCCATTGCGAAAGCGGCGTGCCGGTCAGCTGCTCGCGGGCGGCGGCACCCTCCTTGAAGCGCTTATAGGCGTCGGCGAAACGGAGCCTGTCGTTGTCGGTCACCTCGCGGTAGACTTCGGTGTGCTTGTCGCCTGCGATGAAGATGCGGACGAATTCCTTGTCGGCAAAGATCGGCCGGCCTTCTTTCTCGGTCAGAAAGGTCTGTTCGACCGGTTCGAGGCTGAAGGAGGCGTAGATTCCGGTATTCTCGGGCATTTGCGGTCTCGCTGTTGATGGCGGGGAGATGCGGCGCCGAAGCGCCGCTGTGATGTCGTGCCGGTGGCTGCCCCTCACCCTAACCCTCTCCCCGCTACCGGGGAGAGGGGACGTGCCCTGCGAAAGGTCTGTGGGAACGGAGAGCTCGCAGCCTGCCCCCTTCGCCCCGTTTACGGGGAGAAGGTGCCGGCAGGCGGATGAGGGGCACGCCAAACATGGAAAGGTCGACGGCTTAATTCACCTTCGACAGAAACGGCCGCATCAGCGTCGCCTCCAGCACGCCCGTCGCCGTGACGGTGATACCCGTGCCGTTCGCCGTCGCATTGGCCGAGAGCGTGATGCTCTGGACGACGCCGTTCGGGCTGTAGGTGATGCCCGCAATCGTCGTGCCGCCCGCAATGCCGGTGCCGGCGACGGCCGCGCCGATGAACGGGCCGGAACCGGCATTCAGGCCGGCAAGGCCGGTCAGCAGGCTGGAGCCGTTGACGGTGGTTGCCGTAAACGTCTGGTTGGCGGCGGCAAAGTTGACATTGGCGATCGCCTTGGTGCCGACGGTCGCCGAGGCAGGCGCACTTGCCTGGCCCGCCGTGGTGGTGGTTTCCGCAACGACGAGGGCCGCCGTTGCGCTCGCCACCTGCGACGGCGCCTGGCCGTTGCGCTGCAGCCAGAGGTAATAGGTTCCGGCGGCAAGGGTAATGGCGCCAACCGGACCGCCGGTCAGCGTCGGCGGCTGGGCGGCACCGGAAAAGACGCCGCAGCGCTGGCCGACGACGGCGCCTGCCGTGGTCAGCAGCGAAGCGGCATAATCCTTGGTCCACTGGAACCACTGACCGGGCTGAAGGGTCGTCTGCGCGGCCAGCACCAGCTGGCAATAGACCCATTCGGATTCACGGTCGCCGCCGGCAACGGCGCCGAGGGCGAAGTTCGGCCCGGGAATGCCGGAGCCGGAGACGATCGGGCCTTCGACGACGAACGGGTTCGCGCCAAGACGATCGGACTGGATGGTTGCGATCGACATTTGCTTGTTCCTTTCGTTCGATCAGGCGAACAGCACGCCCTGCAGGAAGGCGTTGTTCATGGTGAGGTTGCCGGCAAAGCCCATCAGCTGCACGAAGGCATCCTGGTTGGTGTTCATGCGCTCGTCGCCGATCGGGGCCATGTCGCGGTCGCGGTGCGGGCGGTAGAACAGGTATTTGGTGTTGAGGAAGAACATCTGATTGGAAGGCGCGCCGCCGCCGAAGCCGCCGTCGAAGATCACGTCGGCGCCCATGTACTGCAGCGACTGGAAGCCGGCCATGCCCTTGTCGGCGGAAGTGATGCGCTGGATCGCCTGCAGCGATTCCCAGTAGAGGCGGAAAAAGTTGTTGTCGGCGACGACGAGATCGGGCGCATCGGAACCGCGCACGCAAGACATATAGAGCCGGTTCATGTAGCTCTGGATGTTGGCATTGGTGGCGGCCGCGCCGCCATCGGCCGAGGCCGAGAATTTCTGGTTGCGCCAGAAACCCCAGGTGGCGCGCGAAATGCCGCCGACGGTGCCTGAGGTCGGCGAGGTCGAGATCAGCAGCTGCAGGCCGCCAATCTGCCGCCCGCCATCGGCCGTGCCATCGGAATAGCAGTCGAGCGCGATGTTGTTCTTCAGCGTCGTCTCGGCGTTCTCGATGCGCTGCTCGAGCAGATCGAGGATCGCATCCTCGCCGGAGTTCTGCAGCTGTTCGAGGCCCGACATGGAGACGGCGACCGCGGCCTGCTTCAGGTCGTATTCGGCAGCGGTGATGACGTCGGAGGGCTGGACGTTGAGGATATCGTAGCCGGAATAGCGCTTGAAGGTACTATTCTCTTGATATTGCAGCTCCTGGACGATGGTGCGGCCGCCGGAGACGGGCTTCTTGCGGCCGCGGCTGTTGAGACGGGTGAGAAGACCGTTGTTCTTCGTCACGTCGTCGGCGACCGTGCCGCTGCGGTTGCGTAGCGTCGTGGTGACGATTTCAGAGAGATTGGGCGAAATGGGCATCGATCATTCCTTTGATCAGACTTGGCCTTTGATCAGACTTGGCCGCGCGAAAACCGCATGGCGTCGCGCAGCGAGTCACGGATGGAGGTGGGCTGGCCTCTTGCCGCATCGCGGGTCGGGCCCGGCGCGGAAGAGCCAGAGATGGATCGCGAGGCGCGACGGGCTTGATCTGCCGCTGCGGCTCTCTGGGCATGCTGTTGGTAGACGGGCGCCGGCGCAGTCTGGCTGATCAACTGCTGGCGAATGTCCGGACGCATCCAGCATGCGGCGTCGTAGGCGTCCTGAAGCGTCGATGCCCGCCCCGCATTGATGAGGGCGACCATGTCGTCGAGAACGTCTTCGGCATGCGCATTGGCCGGATCGGAAAGAAAGGCATCGACCTGAGTTTCGGTGTCTCTCTTGCGTAAAACATGTTCGACCGTGGCCTCGACATTGACGGGCCCGGCCTGGCGCTGGAACTCATGCCCTGCCTGCGCGCCGCGCTGCAGGGCCTCCCCCGTCTGCCCGTTGACCAGGGCGTGAAGATTGACCCCGGCCACCTTGGCGACGTGGAGGACGGTGTTGACGGGATCGCGGATCAGCGCGTTTTCCCAGTCGATCGCCCGGCGCATGACATCGGCATGGGTCATGCCGGCCCGGCGGACGATCGGGGTGAATTCCTCCAGCCCCTTGTAATCCTGCAGGACGCGGAAGCCGCGATCGACCTCCTGCTCCCGCTTGGCGATCGCCGCCTGCACTTCGCCCGGCAGGCTCGTGAAATGCGCCTTGGCCTCCGTCGACCAGCCGGGCGGAACCCGGTTGCCGATGGCGGCCGGCTGGTCGCCGCCCTGCCCCCGGCTCTGTGCCTGCGGCATCTGCTGAGCGGTGGCAGCGGCCTGCTCCTGCCCCTTGGCGAGGAAGCGGCCGTTTTCGCCGTCGCGCGGCCGGGCCGGCATATCGTCCGGTCCCGTGCCTTCGACGGTGTCGATCGCCGCCTTCAGGCTGTCGCGGATGCTGGCCGGCTTCTCGCCGGACGCATCAAAATCGTCGCTGCCGTTGCCGGCCTCGTTGAAGTCTTCCATATCCATGTGGGAAAGTTCCTATTTCGGGGATTGATGCCCGTTCAGGCGTTGTATTCGGCGTAGACCCGCCGCAATTCGTTGCGGATCGCCTCTCGGTCCGCCTTGGGTTTTTCGATCGGCTGCGGCGTCTCATTGCCGATCTCGACCACCCCGGCCGCCCGATAGGCGGAACGAAGCTTGGCCTTCGAGGTGTAATGCCGGCCGTCATGCATCGACTGGATCTCGATGCTGTCGCTGACGAAATGCGGCGCCGGCAGATCCGACTGGGCAAGAGTCTGCGCCGGCAGGCAATTGTGCGGCCATCTGTCGAGTGCGTGCCAGCCGCCGCAGACGCGGCAATAGCGTTCTCTCATGCTGTTGCTCCCGCTTATTGGTAGAGGGACTGCGCGGCGCGCATCTGGTCGATCGCCTGCGCCGCCATCTCACCACGCGCCTGCTCAACCGTGGCGCGATGCTCGATCTCGGCCTGCGCCACCCCGAGCTCCGCCTTGCGCTGTTCGGCGCCGGCCTTCACCTCGGCCGTCTTCAGCTTCAGCATCTCGCCGGGCGAAGGCTGCGGCTCCGGCTTCGGCGCGCTGGCAGCCTGGGAGAGCTGGCCTCCCACCTGCTCCAGCATGCTTTCCAGCTGACGGCCAGCCCGGAAGCCGCGGGCGGCAAAGAGCAGCGTTTCGACCATGACCGGCACCAGCATCGGGCTCTGCTGCGCCATCGCGCCGGCCTGCTGCATGAAGCCGCCGACCATCTGGACGAATTCCATGCGGCGCTGCTTTTCGGCATCCTCGTCGGGCTCGATCGTCGAATCCGTCTCGATCTCGACCTGGAAACCACGAATGCTGTCATTGCGCAGGAGCTGCACCACCTCGTCGATCGTCGGCTGCCCCATCATCTGCTGCAGCTGCGGCGGCAATTCGGGCGGCGCCATTTCGGGGGACGACTGGGCCGGCTGGCCCATCTGCTGCGCCCGCCTCGCCGTCTGCTGCGCCGCCATCTGCATCTGCTGCATCTGCATCTCGACCTGCTGCTTCTCGGCCATCGTCGGCAGCTTGATGCCGCTGACCAGCATCAGCGTTTCCGGCTGGAACTGATCGCAGATGATTTCGCCGGCAAGGCGGATGATGTCGCGGGCAAAGCGGGCAAGCTCGGCCTGGCGGTCGCGGATGCGGATCGAGCCCCACTGGCTCTTGATCCGCTGCGCCGTCGCCGTCTCCGACGCCTGGGTATCGCCGCGCACGATGTCGGATATGCCGGTGATCTGATAGACATCCTCAATCAGTTGCTTGCGCGCCGCCATGCAGGCGACGATGACCTTCTGCACCTCGTCGATCGGCAATGTCACGACCGCCTTCGAGCCGCCCTTGTCGGTAAACGCCGCCCATTCCGGGATCGGCACCATCACCATGTCGTTGTCAGGCCGCATCGCCTTCTCGATCGCCGGCGAGATCGCACCGTCGCCGGAGGGATAGAACACCTTGAGGCGCAGCTGATCGGTCAGCTTGTTGATGCGCTTGGTGAGAAGATCGATCTCGTCGCATTGCTGCTGGTAATAGACATAATCGGGAACCGGGATCAGCGAGCTCGTCGACACCGTTCCATAGGCCGGGCGCGGGCAAGGCCAGAAATGCGTCAGCGCCAGCGGCGGCTCGGAGACTTCGAGCGCCACCGGCGAGCCGTCGGCGATACAGACGGTATAGTTCTCGCTCTTGCACCAGATCTCCCAGACATGGGTCTTGCCCTCATTCTCCAGTCGCTCGGCCTGGCTGGCGCCCTTGCCGCTGGCCGCTGGTTGCGCCGCGCCCGAAGCGATCGCCTCACGGCCGAAGCGCTTTTGCAATTCCTCGTCGGTCATCGGCACGCGCCGCGCCACCCAGGTCACATCCTTCCAGCGGCGGGCCGGCGAGTGCAGGAAATCCGACCAGTGGACATAATCGACGCAGACACGCTCGTCGGCGATCGCTTCGAGGGTCGCGCCCATCTCGCCGGGTAAGCGGCCTTCCGCCGGCGGCTCCGAGGGCGCAACCCCCATGTCGAGCGGCTCGAAATCGGCCTCATAACGCAGCCACACTGTGCCGCGGGCGCAGAGCAGGAAATCATCGCGTACCGCCCGCATAATGGAATCGAGGTCGGCCTCCTCGCCTGTAAAAGCGAGATTGCGCTCGACGATCTCGGAGGCGATGCGCGCGATCGGATCGGCATCCTTGAAGCGGCGCTCGACGACCGGCTGCGGCACGCGGGCATAGACGGCCGGCTGTAGCACTGCGGTATTGGCCCAGAGCATCGGAAAGCGGCGCTTGGCCGCGCTCGTCTGGTCGGACTGCTGGTCGAGATAGATCTTCTCGATCTTGACGCAGCGGTCGTGCCAGGACTTGAAATAGCGCTGGGCGCGTTCGAGCTCCTGCTGCCAATGGGCGCCGACCTTTGCCGGATCCCAGCGCTCGTCGCCCTCAAAAGCCGTTATCTCGTCTTCCATCAAACACGCTCGCTGGATCTGGGGGTGGCATCGGCAAATTCGTTGAAGGTCATCGTCTGGAATGTCGGCAGCCGCTTGGGCTCAGGCTTCAGCGGTTCGGGCGCCAGGCCGGTGAAGATGATGGCGAGACCGCCGAAAGCATCCGCCCCATGCGAGGCCCAGTTGTGCAGCGGCTCGTCGCGGAAGACGCCGAGATCCTCGTCCCAGTCCTTGCGGTAGTTGCGCAGGCATTTGATGCCGTCGGCGCAGCCGGCCTGGTCGAACTCGACCTTTGCCAGGATGCGCCGCGTGCCGTTGATGCGGTCATGCACATAGGCGCGCTCGACCTTGCGCACCGTGCCGAGGCCGCGCGCCTTGACCTCTCTCAGCATGATTTCGATGCGGGTCATGCCGCCGCGCGTCCATTCCCTGACCTTGATGTCGTGCGGCATGTTGTGGACGCCGTAGACATAGCCATTGTCGGCCGCGCGCCGCTCGAGCTCGTCGAGCATGCCGTCCATGCCGGTGCCGGTATGCTCGAAATAACCGATCATCCTCACCCGGCCGGGCAGCACCTGAAACAGCCAGACGCTGTTGGCATCGTCCATGCCGATGTCGGAGATGGTGTGGACGGGATAACCGTCGACATGCGGGAAGACCCCGATGCGCTCCTCAGCGTCGGCGATCGCCATCTGATCGGCATAATAGGCCCCTTCGACGCTCGCTTCGAAAGCTTCGGCCGGCGTCGAGGGATATTCGCGCTTCATGTCGCCGAGCTGGATCTCGGCCTTCTTGACGTACCAGGCCTTCTGCGGCTCCGTCAGTTCGATGCCCTGCTCGGCAAGCTCGCGGAAATATTTGGCGAAGGCGTCACTGATGATGACGCCCTGAGGCGCGATCGCATATTGCGGCTCCTTCCACCAGGGGAAGAAATGGAACTTGAAGTCGAGCTCGGTCAGCTCCAGCGCCTGGCGCTGCTTGACCTGGGCATCGTCGCAGAGTGCGTAGAAATGCCCTTCCTGGCCTTCCGCCGTGCTTTCGATGAACACTAGCTGGCCGGCCTGCACCGTATTCAAGGCGCCGGTGCGCACCTCCCGCGCCTTGTCGGGATATTTGGCGCAGAGCTTTCCATATTCGGAGATGTGCAGATATTGCAGCGTCCCCGATCTGAGCGAGGTGCCGACGCGGATGCTCGAATTATTGCCGAGCAGCAGTTCGGCCTGGTTGCCCCTGACGACGGGCACGGCGTTGCGGATACCCTCAGGCAGATTGTCGTAGGGATATTTGATCTTGTCCCGGAAGATCGTCTGCACGTCGCCGAGCGTATGGGCGATGGTGCCGGCCCGGATATCCCGGTTGAAGACGCAGGCATCGAGCATGAATATCTGGATGAAGGTCGTCAGCCCGAGCTGGCGGGCCTTCAGCAGCACGTTGAGATAATGCATCTCCTCGAAAAACGTCATCTGCGTCCAGTTCATTTCGAACCTGACGCGCCGGCCCGATTTGTCGGTGATCCAGTAGAGATTGTTCAGCCGCCAGCGCCAGTCGGAAAACTGGTCAACCGCCGTTTGGAAGTCCGCGGGTTTTGCCATTGATATCTTCCAGCAGTTGCGAGACTTCGCCGGTCACGCCCTGTTCGGGCTCGATCTTGGCGCCGTATTTCTTCGGCCGCAGCTTTTCGGCCACCCATTGGCGGGTGGCGATGCGCAGCTGCGAGCGGCGGATCGCCTCGCCATTTTCCTGCCAGCCGGTGGTTTCGCCGCTAGCATTCTTCTTTTCGATCCAGTCGTTGCTGCTGTCGTCGGCAATCTCGACCAGCTCATCGACAAAGCCGTCGGCCAGAATTTCGCGCGCCAGCGCATAACGCGCCCGAAACGCCGCCTTGTCCTCGTCGGCGAGCCAGGAGAGCACCGTCGATTTCGCCGGCATAGCCTCGTCGCGGCAGATCGACCGCAGGCTTTCCCGGTCGGCAATGCGATCGCAGATCTTCTCGGCCAGCGCCTGGCTGAACTTGGTCGGTCTGCCCATGGGTCCGCGTCTGAACGCTCAGAACAGCGCGACGATATTGGAGGCCGTCGTCCCGGTCAGCGCCACGATGGCGGCATGCACCGGCAGGATCGTGCCGGCCGGCACGCCCTTGAAAATAACCGGATCCATGTCGCGACGCGGCGCAATCGCCACATCGCCCGCCGTGCCGATATAAAGCGCACGCGCGCCGACAATTGCGCTGTCATTCGGCGTCACCACCGCGGCCCGCGAGGCCGGAGCAATCGAGGCATCCAT